AATGCACGATAAAGACGATCTTTGATACTTTCTACAGCCATCGGATTGTCGCCTTTAGCTGCTGGTTTATACATTTTCTTTTGACGATTGATACCACCTGAAAGATCTTTAGTCATGTACTTGTGATCTTGGTATTTTTCTTCTGGAGTATTATCCCATTCATCAACAGCTTTTTCGTTACTGGATAACTTATCACCAATTGCGCCGCCAGCAATTGCACCGGGAATTCCTCCCATTGCGCCGCCAAGGGCTGCGCCAGCAATACCGCCTATTGCTCCTTCGGCTTCTGGGTTCATATCAATAACAGGCCCAGATGATCCATGATCAATTGACATAAGTGCTTTTAAAATTTGCGCCATTTCTGAAGCATTCCCTGCACTAATGTTTAGCGAAGCTGGTCCAGATGAAGGAGCAGCCATTCCCATTTCGGGAGGGCATTCAGTTAACGTTGACTCATTTAGCGACTTTTTACTTTCAATTTTGTCAAGTTTTTTCAAAATATCTAACATACTCATTTTTATTTTCCTACCACACTTTTTTTATTTTGTGGTTCCTCTTTAAATGTTTCAATCTTGAAACCACTGGGATTTTTATCACGTTCCTTACGTGCTATTTCTAGTTCTTTTAATAAATCCATTACACGCGATTGTCCAACAGATCCTTGTGCATCTTCGCCACCCATATCTTCTTTAGTTAAAAGAGTTTCGTATGTAGCATCTTCTGCACTGTCTTGAATTTCTTCTAAAGGACCGTTTGCATTTCTAACAACTATATGACTTCTAGGAAAATTACACACACTTCCTAAGTATTCGCGCAATACATTATCTGTAGTAGGATATGTTAATTCTACTTCAAAATATGTTACTTCTAAATTTTCTAAATTAGGAAAGTCTAGTGGTCTCTCTTGTATCGGAGTTCTTTTTCCTGCACTTAAATTAGAAACACCAAATTTTTCTAAATGAATCTGTAACTTTTCTTTAGTATCTGCCGGAACGTCTCCGGCAATACCTATCTTAAAAGGATAAGTTTTTTTAGATTCGGTGATATACTCGTTAAGTTTTTTCATTGTCGGTAATCCTGTTATAACTTATTTATCTTTGTCTATGCCTTTGAGACGCTGTAATAAGCTATTTCTGTCTGTTACTACATAGCCTTCGCCTTCAGTAAAGTTTGATTCACCGGTTGCATCTTTGTCTTGTTTTTCTTTTTTAAGCTGAAGCTCAATCATTTTTAACTTTTTGTCTAGTTTAGCTACTTTTGCATCTAAACTAGTTCTTAACATGTTTCCTGCTACTTCAAATACACGTCCAGAAAATCGTGCTTCTACGCTCATGCCAAGATCCATTAAATCCTCATATGCACTCATAGCTTTGTCAGCAACTTCGTTTAATTCTCGATCTGCCATTTGACCTAGCCCGTCGACTGCCGGAAGGGCAGCAGCAATTTTATCAAACTCTGCAATATCTCTAAATGCTTTTTTTTGTTCTGATATTTCAATCTCTTGTTCTTTTTTTTCTTTATTTTTTTCTTGTTTTAATATTTCTTTTGCTTCAGGCAAATTAAATAAATCTTCTAATTTTTTATTCATAGGACTTTCCTTTTATCTCGATCTGCCGTTGTGAAAAATATCATTTTCACTTACAACTCTAAACGTTACTCCGTTTTGAGAACACCACGCCCGTGCGGCTCCCCATTTTGCTTCATTTAAAACTGCATGTGCCCTATGTAGTTTATTGCGTTTTGCTTCAGCTAAACTAGTTTGACTTAACGGTTTAACTTCTATAACTTCAGCATGTTTTTGATTGTCTTTATCAACGTATACTATAAAAAAATCAGGAACATACACTGTATACTTTCCTGTAAACGGGTTTCTATATGGAATTTTTATAGATTCAGAAGCCCATTTAACAACGCTTGGATTTTCATCACAAAATTTCATAAATGCAAATTCCCAGCTACTTCTGTATCTAGGAGAGCCAAGTCCTGCATACTTGTCTGTGTTTTTTACAGTAAATTTTCCTTGAGCCCACTTTGCCATTAGTAAACAATATTTCTTGCTTCGACTCTATTTACATCCAACTGAGATCTATAACCTAATTTACTTATTTTAGATCTATTAGAATTTAAAATTGCTGTAACAAGACTGCTTAATTTAACTTTGTCGTATCCTTTAAGAGTGTCTAACAATTCAAGTACATTAACATTATCTATCTTTGCTTCTTGTAAGAGAACAGTGCTAATACTTATTGCAGCAGATTCTTCAAACCCCCGGTTTTTAAAAAATCCAACTACTGCGTCAACTTGATTGCTAGGATAGGATATTTCTTTTTGAAAAAATCTATCAAAAAACAGTCTTGTATTTTTATTACTATCTGTATTAGTATTAATATTTGTTGTTGAAGACATCTATTACCTTAAAAACTTTTTTGAGAAGCAACTGTTGTATTGCTTACAGAACTTTGTGTCGGAAATTCAATATTTCCTAATTGATTAGTAGTAACAACTGCTTGTGGTGTAGCTACAGTTGCCGGCTTTAAAAGATTTTCTATAGTTGATAGTGTTACTGCGGCATTTGTTTTTCTAACGTTACTAACTCTGCTATTAAAATTAGTATTAATAAAGGGATTGCTTAATGAACTTTTTCCTAAGTCATAATGCGCAGGTTCGCCAAAGTCTGTTGGTGAAATACCTAATACAATTGGGCCTTCGGCATATTGCACAGATTCAAAGGAAACTGATAGTCTATTTGTTGTAAGATCACTTTCGCTATAATTCATATTATCATGTTCAAACGACTCGATTAACGGATTTATTAATGTAAACGAAGTAAAAGTTGGAACAGTGTTTTTAGGGTGAAGTTGAAATATTTGTATGCTTGTAAAAAAGTTATAAACTTTTCCTTGAGTGTCAAGCCCGTATCTAAACGTTTGTATATCTGGTGAACCATAAGCAGTATTCAAACCGCTAACTGTACGGCGATATGCATTTTCTGTTATACTAGGCGATGAGCCCGAAACTGTACTATATCTGCTATCTTGATAATAGTAATTAAAATACGAGTTCCACAACTTGGTTGTTGCACCTTTATTATCATCATGGAATTCTATGACCACTGGTTGATATTGTACTGTTGTATGTAAAACTTTTTTTCTGTTATATTGATTTAATGTTTCAGTTTGTGTTCTATATTTAGGTAAATCTATACTCTTAGCTAAAAGATTTATTTCACTTCTGTCTAAACCAGGTGTGCTCACTGACGGATTTATATTAACTACAACATGAAATAAAAACTTAACCTTAGGGGCCAGCAGCATGTTATTTGCTCGATACAGCTTGGCCGCGTGAGCGTAATCACCTAAATTGCCTTTTAAGCTACCATACGAACTAAAATTATCATAATATCCATTAAATGCCATACAAATATTTATCTATTTTAAAAAACACTAATATAAAGAAAAAAGGGAGAAATTAATCTCCCTTTTGTTTGGCAATCTTATACTAAAATTTAAGCGCCAGCGCCAGTTGCGTTTGTACCTAAAGTACGTCCTACGTTTGCGCCAAGGCCGCGATCTGGGCCCGATCCAGTTGCGCCGTTAAATTGTACTGCGTTATCATATTGTATGTTAAGAGTAACAGTTACAGGTGCACTAGTTTCATATGCAAGTGTATTATAATTTGCTTCAGTTACATAGCATCCGTATGCTTCCCATGTTTCTAAGACAGTAGGAGTGAACGATCCGTTGCCACCATCGAGAATTTCTATACGTGTTAAGAACTTATAATCTGATCCAGAAGCAGCACTGGCTTGTTCCATAAAGTCAAATTGCTTTTGTAGTTGCTCACCAACAAGCTTTTGAACGTTATTATTAACATCTTCTCTTAAGTTAAGTGTTATTGGGTTCCATGTGTGCTTGCCTGCTAAGTTAACTTTTGAGTTATAGACATGCACTTCCATGTTTTCAAAAGTTAAGTTAGGACGTGTTACGTCTACAACTTGTTTTGTTAATTCAGTAGTTGGAGTACTAACACCAAAGTTTTCAAGTGTTACACGAAAACGGTATTGTAGTTTAGGCATTAGCAAGCCTTGTGCTGATGCACTATCGTTGGTTGCTAATGGTACTGTTAGTTTTGTTAATGATGAGATTGCCATATATAATTAACTCCTTGTTACAAGTATTTATCAATTATGGGGATCTTTAAAAGATCCCCATAATTTTATAGACCTGCAATTTCCCCTGTGTTCTTCAAGCGCAACGGAATGTATATAAATTCAATTGCTTTAACTGGTTCTATAGCAATGTCAACATAAAGTTCATTTCTATCGATTCTTGCTGGAGTATTGTTTGTTTCGTCACATACAACAAGATAGTCGTATATAGCTCTTAATCCAATAAGCTCAACCATTAAACTTTCGACTTGTTGTTTGATTTCGTCACGTGTGATTTTATCATTAGGTTCAAAAATATATGGTTTTGCAAGTTTCTTAAGTTGACTGCGTAGATAAATTACCAATCTTGCAACGTTAATTCTGTCAAGAGCACTAGCATTTCTTGCACGAGTCTTTTGTCCAAATACAACTAGTCCAGCACCATTTAAGAATGTTATTGGGTTAACATTTGCTTGATATAGTGTGTCTCTTTGACCTTCGTTAAGACTAATGCTTACAAACTCTCCTTCAGAACTGATGTATCCAACTGCTGACGCATTAGTTACTCCTCCGCGACGTGTACCTGCTGGTGCAAACCATGGATAAGCAACTTGATCGTTAAGTGCAATTACACGCAATGCCATATGACTTGGAGGCACAACAATGTTATTACCTGCGTTATCACTAGTAAATCCAGCTGGATAGTATACTCCGAGGTATTCGTCTCTACTTACAAGTCCTAGATCGTTATCTTCAACAGCTAGTGCTACGTTATTAGCCCAGTTGTTTATGGATGTAGTGTTTGGTTGAAGTCTCATTGGACTATCACCAACTACAAAAGCTGTTAATCCTCTGTCGTAGTTTAGACTAATCATTTCGCTGATAAGTTCTGGATATCCTGGTGATGCAATCAAGTTAAATATTCTTGATTCGTCATCACGGATGTCTTCGTTGCTATTTACACTTGCTTGTAATGCTTGGACTACTACTTTACGTTGAGCATTACGTCCAAACGATCCTGATCCATCAACGTTATTTGCTGATTCAGTAACCCAGCGATGTGGATAATAGTTAGTCATTGCTTCGTCGTTGTATCTAGTATTAGTACCTTCAATGTCAACATAGTTTCTTTCAAAGCGTTTTACGTTGAATCCGCTACGACGCAAGTTCCAAAGCAACATGCCTTTTGGATATAGTGCAGGATCTGGTGCGTCGGCATCTAAATAATTGCTTTCAAGCAAGTCAACGATGTCGGCGGCAGTTTCACTACTTCCAGCAGTGCTCCAACGAGCATCTGCAAACAAGATACCGTTTTCAGTAGTCTGGTCAGTTTTGTCAACAAGTGCCCACTTTCCAGTTATAGCATTATAACGGTACACAGTAGGATAGTTTTCTATGTCAGCTGTAGAAATCCACAAATCGTTAGTTACAAGAGCACTACCATCTGACTGTTCAGTTGGTTCAGTTGCTGCAACAATTGGACCATTTGGGTCTGTGTTAGGGAATGCAGTTGCATTGTCTCTGTATCCAACCCAAGTTGTTCCGTTGTGGTATAGCATATCAACTTCGTCAACAACACTACTGTACCACAATGCATCTTGTGCAGGTGTAGTTGTTGGTTCTGAAGTTTGTGCAGTGTAAGTTAACACTTTCCATAGTGTAGCTATAAACTCTTTAGGACTGGTGCTTTGATCTGTTCCTGGAGCATAATAGAAGTTAGTAGTGCTTGTTGGATCAGTTGATACATATGGTGTAAAGACATTGTCCAACACTCCACTGGTATCAACAAAGCGTATATCACCACCGGTTGTATGAGAAATTACAACTCTATTCTGTGAGTTAACACTTGCATTAACATGTGTGTAGCCTTTTGCGTTGATTGCATTAGCAAGAACATCGGCGTCGCTAGTAGCACCGGTTGCAACAAACGAAACAGTCATTGTTGTAGTAGTTGATTCGCCTGCAAGTGTTTCTGTTAAACTAAATGAATGTGTACCTGCAGGGAATGACGATGCAGTTACTCTTGCACTGGTTATTGAAGTTGCGCCAGAAGAATTTCTTCTATACAATTTAAATGTTGCAAGCTTGTCAGCATCTTCGGCAACATTGCTTTGAATATATAGTTGTCCTTCAACTAAATTGGCGCCACCGCCAGTACTATCTAACCCGTAAATTGCTGCGGTGTTAGTTGCATATATTGAAGCCGGTATTGTGGTCCAAGATGCAGTGTCCGAACTGTAACGTTTAATGCTCCAATTTGCACCCAAGTTAGGTGTAGTAGTTTTTGTCCACAGTGACCCAGTTGGGCGTGGATTTGTGTCAGTTGTTTTAAATTCTGGAACACTAGTATGTGGAGCAATTTCAAGCTTTGGTGCATAATAATCGCCTTGAGATATTCCTAACAGTGTAAATGTAGCATCGTCGCCGTACATTTCAACTACATCACCGGAAGCACCTGAGTAAAATATTGCAAGACGGCTGTTTACAACACTAGCTGTAATACCTGCTGTTACCAATGCAGAGTTGGCGTTGATAACAGATGCCAACGATGCTACTGTGGTGCCCGATGTAGTTACGTTGTATTGATTTCCAGTACTGTCGCTGGTTAAACTAAATGTAATAGTTCTACCTACAACCAGTGTTGGATTAGCATTTGCGCCAGTAACAATAGCATGACTAGCTTTCCACTCTGGTGTTCCAACTTTAACCCAAGTTCCTAGTCTATTTTTATACCAAAGAGTATTAACATCGGTAACTGCAACTATAGCATAATCACCGATTGCACCAACGCTGCCTTTTGGCGTATAATCCTCACCTGCATAATCAACTACTTTTGTAGTATCAGTTATTACCAATGGCACTTTGTTTGAAAAGCTTTGTCCGTTAGTTGTAGTAATTGCAGCGCCATTCCACTCAAACACACCATAGAAAGAAGCATCTGTGTCAAACCAGTACGAACCATTGGTTGGGTCACCGGTAACAGGTGTATTACTTGCAGTTATCGAATTTAAGTCAACATCTGCTCTAACAATGTATGCTCTATTTGCAACACCTAAGTAAGAATAAGCAGCTTGTAAGCCGTATTCATTTTGTTCGCCACCATGGATAGGATTGTTGTTTGCGTCAGTATAAAATAGTGGATCGCCAAATGTTTCTGAAAGTTCTCTTTGAGATGAAATAAGATAAACTTTTCCTGCATTTGATTTTAATGTACCGGGTGCTATACCAGTGTTGCCCGGATTTGTTTTATTTTCTTTTGTTGCTACAAATATAAGAGGTACAGTACCAGGTTCGGCAGGAGTATAGAAACTCTCGTCGATTACGCTAACCTGTACGCCCGGTGATACTAATGCCATTGTGTGTTTTCTCCTTGTGGATTTCGTTGCTATTATTATTTAGCAAAACCACCGGAAAAAACCGTATTTTAGCAGTTTAAAGTGCTAGTTTAATATATTGGTTATAAGTTGTTTAGTATTAAATACCAAATCATCTAACGATCCGTTGTTATCAATAGTAAAATCTGCCATCCAGTGTTCTAGACTCATGCTATCTTTAGACTCTAAAGGTAGATGATCACTGCGATCTACCCAGACTGCAACATCAAACACACCTGTATTCTTCATAGCAAAAAATTCACGCTTATTACGGAGACCGCAGTATATGTCGTGAGCCTTAAAAATTTCTCTGCCTAGCCTAGCTGCATCAGGAACATTATAATCGCAGATAGCATCATACCATTCTGCTCTGTGATTATGTCTATCAGCATAACACTCTTCTTCATTAGAATATCCATATTTGTCTTTAA